CGAGGCACAACGATAGGATCGCCAAAACGGTTTACGTTTTCGGGGGATGCTGTGGGAGTGGTCTGCGTAAGGGGATCCCCAAAACGATTTGTTGCCATTATTTAACCCCCCTTAGTGGTCTGAGCCCCTGTCTCGGAATCGATGTATGTAGTGCCAGGTGCCAAGGCGTCATAGTCTTCTTGCGTAGTAACAGTGACGATATCGGTCCTCGGAGCGGGAGCCGACGGACCTGCTCCAGAGCCACCAGTTTGAGCCCGAGCGATACGATCAGCTAAAGTTGTGATCTGAGACGACGCTGCGTCAATGCCGGACCCAGGAATCTCGTTGCCGTCAGCGTCTGTTTCTGCTTCCACAAAGATACCGAACTCGTCAGGGCGCGTCATGATTTTTTCAATCGCCTTCTGATATAGCTTGTTGTATGTGCTATCCGCTCCGCTGCCCTTGCCTGCGGCTTTTGCAAACGCCAACTTCATGGCGTTATCCGTAGCCTCTCTACCTTCTGCCGTAGCCTTCATAGCGGTGGCACCTGTCAACATGCCTCGCGCAAAGTTCTGAGTGGCGCGTGGGCTAGTGCCTGCGGCTACAGCAAAACCTGTAATAGCTTGATTTAAGGAATCTATTTTGTCTGCTCTGTTTAGTTTCTTGCCAAAATTCTTTTCAGATAAATTGCTTAACTCTGCTTTTTTATCATCGGCGCTTGGGTTCCCACCCAAAGCTGAGATCAAAAGTTTAGACTTATCGTCCGCGGACATACTCGAATCCCGCATAACTTTGGCTATGCTAATCGACGTAGCGTTTAATTTCTCCGCAGCTTTCTTAGATCCGGTGTTCTCCTCCGTAAACGGCGTGAGATTTACAGGTAACTTACCCGACAGAGCGGCGGTGCTAAGTTTAATTGCGCCCTCTGGTGTGAGTGCCTTCATGTCTATTTCATTTGATGCCACGACTGAACCCGCCTGTTGCCTAACGTCAACCCGTGGTTGCATTGCAACCTTTGGAATTGGACCAGTTGCCGCGCCATAGTAATTTGCCAGATCAGGTCTATCCATAGGACGACCACCCACGTTCATAGCTATAGGTGGCTGTTGTGCAGGGGCAGTTGGTTGAGGCATTGAACCAGAAGGCATTGGCGTTTGAGCAGGGGGTGTCATCATCGATGGGGCACCTGGTACAACTTGTGGTACTGGTGCGACTGGCATTGGGCCCTTGCGCCGTTGCGCCGCCATTATTCCTTCTAGATCGATGGAGGGACTAGGGATACTTTCAACCGTCCTCATGGCTTCTTTAATCAAAGGCTCAGACGAGGCCATAATTCCTCCCATAGACCGGAGTTTATCCCGAGCAGCGGATGTGTCTTTTCTTTGAAAGAGTTTACGGTTAAATACGTTATCCATATTATACTCCCAATCCACTGAAGACGCCCTGTCCTCCAGCGTTTTGATAATTTCCTATGCCTTGAGACAAACCAAGCACCGTGGATACGGGACTTGGAGCAGGCTGACCTGTGACGGACATCGTGCTTTGCGTTGAAGGCACACCGCGGAATATATCCGACATATAGTTGAAACGCTGGAACGGCTCGTAAGCCTCTTCCATATCCGCTTGACGCTGTACGTCGTACTCTGATTGCATCTGACCTTGCTCCAAAGCCCCAATGTTGAAAAGAGAGTTGACATCGCTCTGACCTGCCTGTTGAGCGGCTTCGCCCAGCGCGGCCTGACGTGTACCAATGTTTGATTGCTGACCCGCAAGGGACCCCATGCCTTGTCCAAGTGTTCCGAAGATCTGAGCGGCGCTCTGACCTCGGCGCATTTCGTCTTCGAATGCGGTTTGACCAAGTTGTTGGGACATTTCAAAGCCTGTTCCTCTTAGACCCGCTAGGCCCATAGATAGGTCAGCCTGTTGACCAGCACCTTGCATCTGCAAGGCAGACGCTGCCTGCTCGGAACTCATGCCTAAACGTGCCGCCGCTTCTTCTGCGGACACACCCATGGCACCAGCCTGTTGTAAGATGTTTGCTAAATTGTTTTGACCTGACAGTCCAAGCTGTCCACCCTGCAAGGCACCTGTTTGCGCCAGTTGCTCTGCGGAAACGCCCAGTTGTCCACCTCGGAGTGCGCCAGTCTGCGCCAGTTCCTCGGCGCTCAAGCCTAGTTGTCCACCAGCCTGTGCCGCTCTCATTGCAGAGTCCGCTCCAGATTGACCAAGCTGGCCTGTAAGTTGGGCTGCTGTTTGACCACGTCCTTGCGAAGATTCGAATGCTTGTTGCGCACGTTGCGCGGCACTCTCGTAACCCGCCTGACGCATACCAGCGGCTGTGCGCCCCTGTTGCTCTAGTATATTTCGACCTAACTCTTGAGCAGCCACACCTTCTCGAGACCCACCAAAAGCTCCCGCACCTACGGCCTGCGCACCCAGTTGATTTCGCTGTATTTCCCCAGCCCGTGCAACGTCTTGTAGTGCTTGCTGCACAGCGGCGTCTTCGTACTGGTTCATAAAAGACCCAATACCCTGCGGGTCAAAAGACCCTGTAGTAGTGTCTAGCATTCCCATGCCTTGTGCCGCGGCACCTAAACCAAAAGCTCCTGCGCCCGATAGATCGCGTTGTGCTTGGGCTGACGCTTGTCTGGCTCGTGCCGCAGCAGTGTCCGCGCCCGTTTGCGCTGCGCCTGCTTGACCTCTAGCCCCAAGGGCGGCATCTGCTACTGTGCTTTGAGCCCCAGAAACTTGATCTGCGATACCCGCACCAGCGGCTCTCATGCCTGTTTGTGCTGTTTGCGCCTGACCAAGGATGTCCGCACCAGTAGCCGCGGAACGAATGCCAGCAGCACCCGTAGTTGCTGCGCTTCCGATACCTGTGCTTGCAGTTCCTACATCAGTTGCAGTGTCTCCGATTACATCGGTAGTAAAATCTTGAAAGTATGGGTCGTAAACATCTGTGCCAACCGCAGCGTCCGTACCCGTTAGTGTATCAATACCCGTCGAAAGGGTATCAATACCCGTTCCGATTTGACCAATCGCTCCTGTGCGAATGGGCTGACCGTCTGCACCTAGTACAGGGTTGCCGTTTGCGTCTAACTGAACGCCACCAAAAGACTGCTGTGCTTGATCGAACATAGGCGAAAACGCGCCTACACCCGTTTCTCCGAGGCGAATAGCTTCTAGTTGATTCGGTGTGAGAGGGGCAACATCTGGACGGCGAACTCCTCCATCCACCATTGGAATAGGCTGACCGCGGAAGTCGAGCATCTGCTCCCCAGTGTTCGGATCTGTTTCGAACATCTGGTTGCCGTCAGCATCCAGCACAGGGGTTCCGTACAGTGGAGAATCAGCAGCGATGCCACTGACGTTGTAAATCGGTTGTCCCGTCTCATCAAGAATCGGGTTCCCTTCTGCGTCTAGCGCAGCCTCGGACTGATATACGTTGGCGAGTAAATCTTTTAAGTACGTTTCCTGATACTCAGGAATGACGTTCATTGATTTGTAAATGCCTGTATCGTCTGTTGCACTCATGCTCGTATACCTCCACCTTGGTCAAATTGACGCTGCATTGCATACAGCCTCGCTGCTCCGACCCCAGGATCACCATCGCCTATAGCGTTGACATCCTTCTCTCGTAATACAAATTCGTTGGTTGACAATGCCGCCTCTTGAACGGGCATGCCATTTTGATAAATTTGAGCCGGAATAGAGTCACTTGTGCCTGTTCCTGGCCCTTGAATAAGTCCACCCTCTGCCAACACCCGTGTCCTGCGCTGTCGTATGTCGTTAGCCTGTGTACCTCTATAGTCTGGTCGGCGCTCTCCTGTTGCCAACTGTCTATCTTGATAAGGTGTTGTTAGTTTAACTTCTTTTGGATCCATAGCCTGAAGAGCTAAAGCCTGTATCATTGGGTTGTTAAGTATGCTGCCCATCCCGCCACCAGTTCCACCTAAATTGGCTAGGCTTCCGAGACCACCCTGTTTCGCTGCCATGCCACCCATTTGATTCGCCGCGGCACTACCTGCGGCTTGATTGCCACCCATAAGTGTCTGACCTATACGGGCTAGTGGGTTTGCTGTAGTCGCGGCACCTTGTGCCCCAATTCCCATACTACCCATGAGAGAAGCTATACCTTGACCACCTTGCAACCCAAATGCGCCAGCGGCACTGCCACCTACGAACCCAAGCATTCCGGATTTAAGAGCATCCCCAACGTCACCGCCACTAGCAAGAGTCCCAATACCGGAACCTATCGATGCCCCCGCAGGGCCACCCATTGCGAATCCAACTAACCCACCTAGTGCACTAAGTAATGACATTATGTTTCACCCCGTATCGCTTCCGGCGCAGTCACTGTAATTGAGGTGCTGCGTTTTTCTGCGCCCGTCCAAGCATTTCCACAGTTTGGGCAATTCCCACCTGGGTAACTCTCGATTTCTTCCGGCGTGTCAACTGCATTCTTACAGCTTACACAATGCACTATATCAGAAGATGTCGAAGGTTTCCAGCGTGAGCCGTCGTTCATTGTTATTATTGTTTCATTCATGATACTGTCACCGTTACTGTTCCTACACTGCCCGTAGCTTGTGAGCCGCGCACATAGGGCGAATGTGCTAGGGGTACTCTAACATATCCGTCATGGTTAAAGATAGCCCCTGGTTCCAACCCACTGTCGTCAGTCTGTAGGTTGGTGAACACAGCAAATGTGTTCCGTCCCTCTCCAGGGTTTTGCATCTGTTCAAGGTACACCGAAAAAGATCTAACAACCTCCGCAAGGTATTGCTGGCTGTAGTTTTCTGGCGCAACTGGGAAAAATGGAAGTACAAGGTTTCTGGACATTAGCGCATCCCATCAGGTTGCACGTCCACTCGGGGAGATCCAAGCCTCCACGCCACACCTGTGTCCGTTGTTTCAATCTTAAAGGCAAATGATCTGCCCCGAAGACGAACATGTACTTGCTCCGTAAACTGCTCGACAGGGACAGAAGCCGTTTTATATACCGTCTTGCTGTTTGTCTGTAAATAACTACCCCCAGGGGAGTTTCTCGCTTTTAGTGTCATCGTCGCTTGAGGAGTTTGATTTATGCTGTCTCTAAAAGTTAAGTCCGGCAGCATTCTACGCAAGAACACAAAGTTGTCTCCCTCGCCAATAGACATCTGACTGCTCTCGATGTACGCAGTGATGCCCGTTGCGGGGTTCGCGGACCCATCATCAAATCCTTGCTCTTGGAAGTAAAGAACGTGATCGGTTCCCGCGGCGACGGGTAGATCTTCAACGCCTCTGTCCAACCAGCAAGTACGAGCCATTGTACCGTAGTACCAAATTTGCTGTTGGTAGTTGTAGACGACATACCTGTCGTTCTCGCTACTGGATGTTGATGGGTAGAACCACCACACCTCTGAGAACGCTGTGTTACTTGCTGCGGTCACTTTTTCTAGTTGATCTGTGTTTATGTCACTGAACACATAATCTCTAACCGTGCAGGGCAAGCGTTGAACGGCACCACCGTAGATGTAAAACTCTTCCGCACCCATCCAAAATACATTGTCCTCAACAGCTATCGCCGCCAACGGGCCTGCAATCGTAATGTTTTCGGATACGGTGTTGATACCAAAGGTGAACGGGGGTCCAAGGAACTGCATGGCGTGTAGTGATACATCCGTAAACACAAGAACCTGTTGTCTTGTTTCTATAGCTGTAATAATCTCGGAACCCGAGCCGAGGCGCAAATCTCCTGCGGTGTTAGTCGCCGTTGCAGCCCAATCTGTTAACGAACCTTGGTCCGAGAATCGTATAAGCAATGGATCCTGTACACCTGGATTGGTTTGACTGTCACAGCCAAAAGCTAATATGTGACGATCTCTGTCTGAGACCAAAACTTTTTTAGCTATAGTAGGTGTTGTGTTCGCGCCAACCAACGAAGCAAGTTCCACGGCACGTTGTCCCAACCCATTAGACTTATCCCAATAGAATATATCTGCGTCCCGTACGTTTATGAGTAAGTTTTCCCCAAAGTTATCATGAGACCAAATGCGAAGTGTTTGACCGGATGCGGCTAACGATGCGCCACTGCCCCATGTCCCTCGAGACCAAGTGCCTGCCCCCCAACCAGTTCCCGTAATCGTTGTGTCAAGACCCGTGTTAATCTGATACGCGCCGACAATAGAGCCCCCACCATTACCGCTGTCTGAGGTCGTGGCAAAAACATACGCTGGGTTAAGCCCCGTTTTAGTCGTGATGCTATTGATCGTACTAACCGTACGAGCGTTTATATAGTAAGAGTTTACGTTCTTTACAAAAACAACTTCGTATTCTTGGTTCAAAACATCCGCGGTAATTGCATCCCCTAAAGTAGAAGACGCCGAAAAAGTAACGAAATCGTTTTGTAGGGCACCGTGATCTGCATCAGTGACAGTTATAGTGGCACATTTTACTGCGGCGCTGGTGGCATGACTCGCAGCTGTAGAGTTGTTAAAGCCTCGAATACATCCGATTAGATCATTGCCCGATAACGCAGCATAACTTATTTCTTCTGTACCGATCTGAATAACTCCAGTGTCTGGAAACCCAGAAGAACTCGTCAAAGGTATTGTCACTACAACAGCGTCTATCCCTGCGGATAAAGTATTGGCTGATGCGGAAAACGTGACATCTCCCGCGGACGTTGTCACGCGAATAGGAGTGATGTCGTTGTATGCACCGCCCTCGTTTATGTAGTATTTAAGGTGTGTGCCTACACCCAAGTAACGATCACCCAGCAAAGACACCCACGGATGTAAGGCACGACATGTACCTAAAAAGTAGGTGGAAGAACTAGGCTCCCACCCACCTATTTTTTCTGGAAAACCAAAGCGAAACCTGACCTTATCCATGTCAAACCACCCGCCCTCGTTGGAGTACGACGTGGTTTCACGGTTAATTCCTGGTCGGAACTGGAGTTTGGTCAGTGGCATTCGGTACTCCCAGCATGTTTACTCGGCTGCTACATCAGTTGTATCAGCTTCCAAAGACTTTGTCAGCATATCCATAAAGGCTTGCTTGCCGACCCGCAACTGATCCAAGTTAAACTGGGCAGAACCCATCTTGCGATCCAAGTCAGCAACGTGGTTAATGATAACCTTTTGCTGATCTGTAAGTTGATCTTCGGTGTAGTCTACGTCGTTGATCGTAATGGTTTTTGTTTTTTTCTCAGCCATTGTTGATCTCCTTTTGGTTGGGGTTAAGTTTATTATTCAGCGGCCCAAGGGACGCCAGATTCAGTTGTCGCAGCGGCGTCGATTTGTTTTTGTACCTTCGCAGTACGGTCAGCTTCGACACGAGCCTTAGCTTCTGCCGCAGTTTCATCGCCTTCGATCAGACTGTCGTAGACCCAACCAAGAACATCGTTCTCTGTCAAGTCAGCATATGGGATGAAGTCTGGTGAAGATGGGTCTGGCTCAGTGCGCAGCTTGCCGCCTTCAGAAGCACTGTAGGATGGGTCGCCATCGCTTTGTGCTACCATTGACCAGTAGATTAAGAAGACAGCGCCGTCAGCGTCCGTCCGTTGCATGTCCGATACGGACCAAGTGTTAGTAATAGCCATTGTTGGTTTCTCCTTTATGGCGTTGGGTTAAGAGATTTATACAAGCCTACATCTTTTTTATAAACCTGCATGATGTCTTCAAACAAACGGTGCTGTTGGAGTTGATCTAAACTAAACCATTTGTTGCTTTTGTTTTCGTGAAAGGGCGTTTTACTAGGCAGCCAACATTGGTAAAAACCTTTCATGGCAGCGAAACTGTGGAACGTATAGTCTACATCAACGTCCAAATATGCTGTTTGTGGTGCGTAAACATACCCAAGCTCCTCAAAGCAAGTGGGCGCTATAATCTCTGTTGAATACCCTTCTTTCAGCACCTTTTCAAAGGCTCTATCCACATGCCTTTCTTCTAAGCAAGAAAAATTAATAGCACTGAGTAAACGATCAACAGGATCACGAATAATTGCGACATAGTTTTTTGGTGGGTTTTTAACGCAATCTAAAAAACGCTGAACCGTATAATGCCCGACATGAGAAACGCTAGACACACCCCGCAAAGCACGTTCCAAAGAACGCATACCCGTGCGAGGTATTTCTATGAACAGCGTGTCTATTTCGAGCGCATACATGGTTATAGTGCCGCAATTATAAAGGCTAAGAGTTCAGGGTAACGGATGCCCAGTCTTGTACGTTCCGTTGTTTCTTCCATTGGAACTGGAATTTCGTTTACGTTGCTTTCTTTTTCTAAACGTCCGCCATATGTGTATTCATACCAACGCTCACGAATAAATAGACTATAATCACCAGCGTCTAATCCCGCATCCACAAAGGCTTGCTGAACCTCTTGAGCAATAACCCCAACGTGCCAACGTGCATCGTCACCTTTTTCTTCAACTGCGCTAATCCACTTATATTTCTTGATTAGTGCCTTACACGCTGTCGCTGCTTGCAATTCTGCTGCTGATAAATCGGTGACTTGTTCTTTCAATGTAGCGTCTGAAGTATTTATAGTTGAGTTCACGGCATAAACTTCAGTCCAACGATTGCCGCTACCACCTAATGCCGCTTGGTTGTCACGCAAGGGGCTGAAGGCTCCATCGACCATCGCATATAGGCCGTTTTCATCTGTGTTGTCTTGTCTAAGTGTGTACCACCGCATTGACCCTGTAGACGTTGCGTTGTTGCCACGATGGCAAGTTTGCAAAACACGGGGGTAATAACCGTTATTTGCACCCGATGGCTGAAATATAATGCCAGCATCCGTTGCGCCATAAAAAGAGTAACGCCCATTACCAATGAGTATTGCTTCACTGGTACTACTATTTTCTCCGTTAAATTTAGCGGAAATTCCATCTATAGTAGACCCATAGGCCACTGCTCCGGTGCTTGTAGACCCGTTAACTTGTAGCGGATACCCGGGAGCACTTGTACCCACACCAACACGATTATTACCCGCATCCACAAACAGCATATGGTCGTTGCTGTCACTCTCGACGCGGAAGTCACGGTCAACGCCTCCTTCGTTGAAGGTGGTGGCCCCAGCTGTGAAAATCAAATGGTTTGCAATTGCGCCGGCATCATTAGCAGAGTGACCCAACATCAAAGCGGAACCGTTGTTAGACGCAATAGCAGTGTAGTTGTAGGCGTCATTACGGAACGACATCACGCTTGTGTTAGCCTTAGATAAGGAGAAAATAGTGTCGCCGTTGGAGTTAATACGCATGGTATAACCCCCGCTTATGTTACTGGTACCATTACCAACATCCAACAAGTAAGCGGGTGCGCTTTGTTCTATACCAACCATGCGAGAAGAAGCATCCACAAACAGCGCATGGGTGTTGGTGTCAGACTCAACACGGAAGTCATAATTTACGCCAGAATCGTTGATGACCATTGATGTGTCACCAATATATACTTTGTTCAAATAACCGTTTGTTGGCCCTCTTGTCGCAATGTAAACATCGCCGCTATTGGTGCCGTGGTTTGTGGTTTTCGCTCCTATAAACGCTGTAGTACCCCCACTAGATGAGGCAAACGAAAGCGCACTAAAGTTGCCTGTAGTAGAATTACTGTTGGCTATTACAAGTTGTGGTGCAGAGGTCGATGTCGCAGTGTTTGCATCTGGGCCTTGTAGCTTTACTGCTCTGCCACCACTGACGCCAGTACCAAGGACATTCAGAGCAAACGCTGACTGATTTTCTGAAGTGTTAATTCCGACAACATTGTTACCGCCATCAACAAACAGCATATTAGCGTTGCCGTCACTCTCAACGCGGAAGTCCATGTCGGCACCAGTGTCGTTAAAAATAGCGCCGCCAGAGGTTAGGGTCAATACTGCTGCTGCGTCAGAAGCGTTAGTGCTAGTCACTTTGCGGCTAAAAATAAGGTTTGCGCTTGCGTCCATCTCCCAATAACGATTGTAATTTGACGAAGTGTTCGTTGTAATTGATAGCCCACCTGCGTAGATGGGGCTTGTATATGTCCCACCCCGTAGGCGCAAAATCTCTCCACCGGAACCATCTGTGGGTTTTTGGACATCTAAATGCGCTGCCGGGGACCCAGTGCCTACGCCAACCGCATTAGCCCCACCATCAACAAACAGCATATTAGCGTTGCTGTCGCTCTCGACGCGGAAGTCAGTGTCGGCGCTACCTTCGTTAAAGACTGCTTCCGAAGAAGAAAGCCGTAGCCGCTCACCAGTCCCATCTGTTCGCAAAATTAGACGATTTGTTGCGCTGTCCCCTGCGGTAATATATAGGTCGTGGTTACTGGTTGTTTGAAGTTCTGCTTCAGTTGCATCTGCGGGGCTTGCTAGGGACAGACCTCTACCTGCCGTGTCTGCCATAGAAAGCAAAGCGGCTGAACTTCCTGCTCCAGTAATCGTAGAGTTAGCATTACTAGCAAACCCACCGTTAAACACAGTCGCAGCCGTGGTGGTCAGGACGCCTGTTACTAGGGCAGTCGTAGTCACCTCTAAAGCGCCAGTAACATCTACACCTGTGGCGCTTACGTTTAACCGCTGTGTGCCGCCTACTGTCAAACCAACTTCGTCTGCCGCAGGGAAATACAGGCCCGTATTAAGGTCGCCTGTGGTGGTTAAAGACGGTAGTAAATTAGTCCCGTTATCCATTGAGATAACATCATCTACACTAACAACTATATCAGTCCCGCCAGTCGTGTTGCCGTTAGCTAGAACCTCGGCAAGCGTATCTTGTGCCGCGGCCTTATCGTCTACATATTTCTTAATAGACTGCTGTGTCGCTAACGCTGTCGCGCTGTCGGAAGCCATGTTGTCTTCATCTAAGATCGCAGTAACAGAAACACCGCCCAAGCGCAGGCTGTCAAAGTACGCATTGTTAAACACGTTCGCCGCTACCGCGCCAGTTCCAGCGCCGTTAAAGAATACAACCGCTGTCGTACCCGCAGGAACCTCATAGTCGTTACTCGCGTTATATGTGCCTTGAAATAAAACAATACTGCGAGAACCAGATAAGCTGTTGCGCACATAAATGATCTTTTCAGAGTCATTCGGCGTCAACTGAACGTATGCCGTTGCTCCAAGGTCGCTACTGTCAGAGAATATTATTAGGCGGTTTCGTCCGTTAGATGTTGCCCCGTCACTTACAGGGAGATTGTTTGGTGAGCCCGAGGATCCCGCCGAAGCCAATGCCACGGTGACTTGCCCGTCGAGTGCCGTGTCTAAAAGTTGAAGGTTTGTGTTAGTTGTATCACCCCATGTACCAGACTGTTCGCCTGTTCCAATGAGTTCAATCCCGTTGTTTAATGTATATGTACTAGGCATTTTCTATCCTATGCTGCTATCTCAGTCCAACCGGAAGATTGAACTGGGTTAATTGGAGTATAACTCGGATTTTGATTTGGAACAATAGTTCCCCAAACCAAGGGCGTACCGACCTGCCCTGTAGCTGAAACACCCGTCACATCGACATTCGCCTTGGCAACCGTCGTAACTGATCCGACTTGCCCTGTAGCGGAGACTCCTGTCACATAGACAGTCATTCCTAATTCGACAACAATCGAACCAACGCCTCCCGTAGCGGAAAGGCCGACTACTGGGACATTCGCTGTTCCTGTAGTTGTAACAGTGCCTACGTTACCTACGGCCTCAACGCCAGTAACGGCGACATCCGCAGCGGCACTAACCGTTACAGTTCCCACCGACCCTGTGGCTTCTAACCCCGTGACTGGAGCGTTTGCATCCGCTGTAACTGTAGAAGTACCTACATTACCTGTAGACGCAACACCCGTTACGCTAATGTTCGCTTCCGCTATAACAGAAACGGATCCTACCGCGCCAACAGCCTCTTCCTCTTGAACGATGACATGAGTGGAGTTACCCTTAACTGTGACCGAGCCAACAGATCCTGTAGCTTCTAGCCCCGTAGGAAGTACGTTCGCCTTGGCGACAACAGAAACGGATCCGACGGATCCTGTGGCCTGTACCCCATCAACTGAAACCTTCAGGATAGGTGTGCCAAACGATCCGTCGCTCCATGTGGACCTACCCCACCCTTGATATAGAGTTGACGAGGCCACAGGCTATCTCCTCTAGGCTATACGGATGATAGCATCAGACGCATTTACTGTTGGGAAGACAATAGTAAAGTCCCCTGCGGTTGATGTCTTGTCTGAGCCAAAATCCAACACGATCACACTAGGATCACCCGCGGCACTGTCGTTGTATATCAACGCACCACGCGCCGTGATCGTCGCGGTACTAAACGTCAAGTTTGCAAAGCTAGTTAACGCTGTAGTACCAGAATCTGATGGATCAACACGCGTAAGCGTTCCACCCCCCGCTGAATACCCAGTGCCGGAAATTTCATTCGTCGCTGTGTACGCGGTAGTCGCGGCAGTAAACGACGCATTGTTGTCGTATAGTGCCAGCTTGAACGTGTTACCACCTGAGAGTTTAAAGTTATGCACGGCCTCAAGAAGCTCTTTCTTAAAGCTCGTACACATGAAGTTACCTGTAAAGGCCATGTCACAATCTCCTTATAAGTTCTGCAAGGTCTGGGTGACCCGCGTCATTGAGTGCATTATATACCGTAGTTCTGTCACTTTTAACAGCGTCTCGTAAGTAGAACCCTACAAGTTGAACAATCCGCTTTTTGAAGGCGTGTGCTTGCGCCTGTATTGCTGGATGTGATTCATCAGAAACTGATATAATTTGTTCTGCACACCGTTCGGACAACTCTTCTGGCGTAAAGCCTCGATGTTGAGTGGTGTGTACCTCAACATTATAATTCAATGTATTACTTTTTATCTCAGGGATCATGTGCGTGGTTTCCTGATTTGTCCATAGCGGTATTCATCAACCACCTCTTGAGCTTCACCCAAGTTCTTCAGTCTAGATATTCCTTCACCCAGGCGTTGATTATAAATCTGCATCAGGTTGGGGTCACCCTTCATGTAAATGTATGCTTCTACCAATGATCCATACAGCAAAGTAATCTCAGCATTAGTTGACAACCAACTGGTTCCAGAGTCTGCACCCGCAGTCAACGACGCGGGACGGTACAGATAATGTATGTCAACAGTAAAGTTTGCATTGGGAGTAGGGCCAAGAATAAAATTGTCTACGTCAAATTGAGCGTAGTATTTTGGCTGTCCTGTGGTTGTTGCGTCAGGCGTATACGTCTGGACAAAGTCTAAGTCTTTGAACAATAAAAACTCTTTGTCCCCGTTTACATCAATACTCAACGAAAAAGGTGCTAGAAAATCACTAGGTGCCGCGAGATACTGATTCCCGTTGGTCATAGATCCAGATTGATTTTTTTGAAACAGGCTTAACTGAACGCTTTTCAAAATACGTTCCTCTGCCAATCGAATGAACAAAGGCAGGTTATTGACGAAACTTGTCTCGTCATTCTCCGTATAATCTTGAATGGCTTGTTTAAGTTCGCCGTATGTCATGCTCATGATGTGGTCACCGTAACAACTCCTACAGAACCAACAGCCACTAGGTTATTGGGTGGAGATAGTCCCTCTTGATAATTAAATCCGACAGGGTTCCATCCCCACTGCAACGCCCGTTGCTGCGGTAGATCAAACTCTGGTCTAGGGTTAAACAACGCCTGCGGATCTGGACCAACACGAATAGGCTCCAACTGCGGATGCTTTGGCTCGTACTCATCTGGCCCAACCAAAGCGCCTGTCCACTCCTTGCGCATATTGCGTAAACGGAATCGAAACCCTGATCGATCTGATATCCCCCAAGCCTTATTTCCACTAGCGTACGTCATTACACCCTCAAATATCGAATACTAGGTTGCAATTTCAATGGTGTGCGGCCCTCGTCTTCGTCCGCGGCTCGTTGAAATTCTTCCTCGTATATAGCCTTTAAAAACTGTAAACGGTCTGGAGCCCGTTTCATTCCAATGTAGTAGGCTAACCCAGCTACCATACAAGGGTAAAAGCGAAACGGCATGTCCGTTGTGTTTACAAGATTGTCCGCGTCGTCAATTCTCCGAACATAATAAAATATAAGTTGGTCCGTTGAGTTATCAGGCACCGCCCATAGGTTGATCACCGGATTAATCTGTCGATCAAAGTAAAACTGGCTCGGGCGACCCTGAGTGGTTTTGTTAGGGAGCCCAGAGTAATCCCCTCGACTAATACGGTTTATTGAGTAATCTGTGTTGTTTCGACGGACTGTTACATCCAATACGTCAACAACATCTGCCAATAATATCTCTTGTGCTTGACCCTGCGTAAGTGTGATTGTCGATTGCTTAACAGTCCACAGGTTTAACCCCCGATTCGCCCAGTCAGCAAACATCAGGTTCAAAGACCTTCGAGCCGTTTTGGCATCGTAGCCTGTACGGACTTCTAGTCCACACCGCTCGTAGGCTTCTTCGATGATTTCGCCTACGTCTAAGTTAAAGTCTCTGGTTCCTGATACTGTCATTGTATTAGCTCATATTACAGGGACTAGGTTTCTTGCCGGACATTACGGCACCGCCATTGCGATACCCTCTGACCTTGCCACCACCCATATATCCCACTTTACCACCCTTCATGTAACCCATGCGGGATGCCACTTTTGGGGCTGACTTCTTTAAGGCTCTCATGCCTGCGCCTTCGCTACCTGTTGGAATTTTATTTTTCATGGTTTTTTCGTCCCTTTTCTCTTGGCTGCGGACACTCTACGGGCTTTTCCCGCAGGCTGTCCTAATTTAGTCTTCTCTCGTATCTTACTACGTTTTTCACCCGCTGTCATTTCTTTGCTGGTCTTTGGTGTTTTCGAGCTTACTCTTTTGCTTGGACGACAGTAAGGAGTGTCTCGCTTCTCACCCTTTTTGCGCCCACAAGGTTTGCCTGTT